AATTAACTGACATGTTAATCTCCTATGAATAAAAAAATTATCTTACTTTCTCGATTCAAAGTGGCCATATATGGGTTCGAATCTAGCGCTTTAGAGGCGCTTAAACTACTCATACAGGCCGATTAACGGGTATCTGTGGCTTGATTATAACTTAAAGTTAAGTCAAGTATTAATTATTTACTGTCTAATTGTCTTTGCAGGTTCTTTACCGAAGAAGTCATCAAACTTCTGTTTAACTTCATCTCTAAATGCTGCTGATGATTGGTACTTCTCATCCGCCATTAGATCATATAAAGCTTCTTTAGTAACTGAGTTGGCAGGTCTTGCTGTATCAGGTGCTGAAATCTGTGTCTCTCTTGTTAAAGACTTCATTCTTTCTAACAACTTGAAGCCGTCAGCAGTAGTAGCTAAAGATTGTAGTGTCTCAAACTCACCTTGATCTAAAGTACCCTTCGCCCACTGAACAACATCTGTGATTCTTTGGTTAGCATCTGGACCAATCTTCTTCATCTCAGCTTCCATGTCAGGTAGAGAACCCATCATGCCTTCTATATACACACCAAGTAACTCACTATGAGCATCTTGAGATAAGCCTGCTTTCTGCGCCCAGTCATTGAAGTTAGCTAGTAGTGGATCATCTGATGGAATCTCTACCTCTAGTCCTTCAGGAATAACTGTCTCATATCCATCTGATGGCGCACCAGTAAATGAACCTAGTTTAGATTCTAAACCTAAATAAGCCTTTGCCTGTTCTTCTACAGTCTGATATTTACCTGACTTAAACCACTCTGGTGTTTCTCCCTCACCTGCTACACCTTCTGAAAGATACCATGCAGTATCATCAATCGTTGGTTCTGTTGTTTCTGTTGTTGCTTCTGAAGTTGCGTTCGTATCCGCTACTTCACTTGAGGCTACTGCCTCGTCTAGTAATGATTCTTCACTCATTGTTGTCTCCGTTATAAGCTCCGTTTTCTTGTCTCATAATGCAGGACTTAAACATCCGTACCACACTATTTTGACCCTCTCGATAGTATCCTGTACCTTCCACTTGGCCAGGTGTACACACTGCTGCTTTGATGTAACGATCTTCAAGCCACTCAAGAACCTTCTTACCGTCCTTTGATTTGAATAGCTTTGCGATCATCGCATCGAAATCTCTTTGACTCTCTATCATTGACCCTCTACAAGTTGTTGTGCTGCTTCAGGGTTTTGCATTGCTGCTTCTGCCATCTGTTGCTGCTGTTGTGCTTGCTGCATCTGCTGCTTTATCTCAGCTCTTGCTTCTTCATCTCTAATTAATGACTTATCAACACCCAATAGTTTAGCGATATGCTCAGGGAATGCTTCTAGATCTAGTCCGATCTGCATTGCCTCTGGACCAACCATGCCTGCATACTGTACAAACTGTGCAAGCTTATTAACTTCATCCATGTCTTGCTGTTGAGCAAGTGGTGAAATAACTTTAATCTCTACGACTTGACCACCTACCTTAATAGGTGCTACTTTCTTATTGCGTTCTAGGATGTAGTAAGCTCGTTTAATTAGCTTATTAATAAACTCAATCTGTAATCTACCAAATGATGAACCGATGTCTGACATTAACTCTTGTTGTCTAATACCAATCTCTGTTGCTGACTTAGTAGGTCCTGCTACTGGTCCTAACTGATCGTGATATAAAGCTTTACGAATAGCATCTCTTAAATCACCAAGGATTAATTCTGATACGTTGAAGTTACCACCTGATACTAACGGTTGTAATGAGCCTTGCTGACCTACTGGTACTACTGAACCTGGTGCTATGCTAATAGTCCAAGGATTAAGTACACCATCATCAACTGCTGTATAAACACCTGCAATTTCTTTCTCAGCATTCTTCAATACAAACTTAACAACTTCATTAGCTGTCTTAATGTCTGGTAGTGCTGTCATGATAGGACCACGACCATAGCGCTCACCTGATACTTTAGACCATCTGAATACAATCCAAGGACTCTGTTCAAAGTAATCTTCAAATACTACGTGCTTGGTTGCAGATTCAATAACCACGAATGAGTATTGCTTCTCTTTATCATCCCAAATAGTAGCTTCAACAATATGTATCTGCTTATCTGGGTTCTCAGTCAATAGTTTTTGTACTGCTTCTGAAGCTTTACCTTTAGGCCAGATACGTTCAATGTCTCTAGCTGCCACTGAGTGATCTCTAAATACATTCTCGACTGTGCCTGATGGGCCATCTTCAACAATAAGTTGTTTTAGTGGTACGGCTTTGAATCTTAACAGCTCTTCACCTTCACCTTCTTCTAGTAATAATGCGCCAGTACCTACAGCAAGATCAAGGAACGCTTCATTAGCTTCTGTAGCTAAGTTAGAGTTGTTGATATAAGAGAATAGAGTATCTGTTGTAGACTCTAGCTGAGTATCAATCTTAGTCTGTTGGTTCTTAGGAACTGCTGAACCTGCTGACAACTTAGCCCACTTCTTAAATGGTGGTACTAATACTGATTGTAATCTTGATGCAAATCTCTGTGTAGCAATCAATGCTGTAGAGTCATAGATCCTTGTGTTCTTCTTCTTACCTGGACTATGCTCATTGAATACCTCACGTTGAGGTAGTGCATATTCATAACACTCTTTCCAGTGTTGTTCCCATGATGATCTATGTGCTTTTGCAGTCTCGTATCTTTTAATGATAGAGCCTACTGCTTGGTTGCTCTTGCTATAGCTTGGCATTGTTTACCCCAGTGTTGGTGACTTTACACCTCTTTCATCGTCTGAAATAAGTAGTGATCTACCCTGTCTGCGCTTAAAGCCTGCTGATTGTCTCTTCTTAGCTGCAAACTCTTCTTTTCTAGTCTCACGATCTCTTTGCTCTTCAGCTTTCAATTGTGACTCGCTCGGTCCTGGTGCTGATGGTGATAGGAATCCCATGGTTTTCTCTCCGTAAATAGTTATACAATTTCTTAGGTGTTACGATCCAAAAGGCTCTAACCCCTATTAGATGCTTGATTATATTAACACAAGTCATCACTCCACGGAGAATAAATTTGTTCTCTCTATTCTTCCTAACATATAGCACCGTATGGCCTAGTTCTAACATCAACTCTGGTACATTATCATCTACAGTATATGGCATGACCTGTACTTCTAACCAACATCCAAGTGGATCTACTAATATCCAGTTAAATCCATCATAACGAAATGCAAAGCAATGTCTGAATCCTTTAGATGTAAACAGATCCCATATATGCCATCGCCCACCATCCACGAAACACACGAACCAGTCTATTTCATTTTCTACGAGTTCAACCACGATGTATTTGCCATAGGTTGTCTCTTACCTGCTTCTGGTCTATTCTCTCTAAAGGCAATAGCAAAGTATCTAAACGCATCTGCGAAATGTGAACTCCAGTCATGTAATGGATGTGGTTTGTACACACCCTTCTTCTCATCAAACTCTTTGCGGTATCGTCTAAGAGCATTAAGGCCATCTTTAGTGCCTGTCTTCTCAAAATAACACTTAGGTAGTATAGCTCTAGCAGCATGGATGCCATCTTCTACTGATAGTCGTGGTACTACTAAGAAGTTAATGCCTAGCTTACGTGCTGTCTCTAGTCTTGACTTGCCTGTGCCTAATTCTCTCACACCTATGTTATGTGGTGCGTAGTGTCTTCCCATCACCGCTTGGTTCTTAACTCTCCAATCATGTAGATAGTTGATGTAGAACTGTAAGCCTTCACCTTGATTCTCAAACGCATGGACAATACGTAGCTCCATACCTACTTGCTGAACAAACCATATAGAGGTAGCATCTGCCACACCTAGATCCCAGTAAGTATCAACAGGAATGTTAGGCTCTACAACAAAGTTCATGATCTGACTATCGTCAATAAACTTAGCATAGTATGATCCATCTCTATTAGATAAGACTTCACCTTCCCAGACATGGTTGTATAAGTCTTCATTCTTTTCTTTGAGCTGTAATCTCTCGGCCTCTAACTCTTTAGGAAACCAAGGATTGTCATTGTAATTTACTTTAACAACGTATGAATCACTAGGTGGATGTAGTACAAAGCGATCGTAGGTATTATCCATTTCATCGTTTGGATTGAATGAACACCAGATCTCTGAGCCTTCCTTACGCAGCGTGGGGATCAAAGTTTCCCATGATGTGTGAGTAACTGATTCTGCTTCTTCCACCCAAACTATGTCCAGGCCTTCCATTGATTTAATCTTAGTGATGTTAGAACGCATACCTTCAAAGATAAACCTTGAACCATTAGTACCTAGTATCTGAGTCTTTTGTACATCAAAGTAAGCACCTAAGCCCATGCGCTCAATAGTATCACCTAGTAGTTGTAACACTGAGTCTTGAATAGATCGTTGTATCTCACGAGAGCATAGTATTCTTACTGGTTTTTCCCATGCTTTCTTTACTAGCATTGATGCAATAGTCCAAGACTTACCTGATCCACGCCCACCATAAGCAATCTTATATCTATGTGGCTTTAGGAAAGGTTCAAACTTTCTGGTTACATCTACATTAACCTTCATCGTAGTCTTCTACTTCTCCACCATCAATAATGGTTACAATCACTTCGTTGTCATTCTGCATTGATCCAGCTAAGTTAATATCTTTAGCATCACCATATCCACGATCCTTTAATACTGCGGGTGCAAACTTATTCAATACAACAGGGTTACGGTCTTCAAATACATGCTTG